GGTATGATGAAGCACCAATCATTGATACTGATTCTGATTCTACAGAGGTTTATAGCTATGACATTTGAACAGTTTGCTAAAGACATGTACTATGAAAATAGAAATGAACGTAGAGAGTATGGCGAAAAACTTTATGATACTTTTGAGGATTACTTTGAAAACAATAAAAGTTTTTTAATGGATATTTATAGGAAACATTATGGCGGTTAAGAAAGAAGTAGGATTAATCAAGCACGTAAAGAAATCAACTTCACAAGGTTTGGCAGGTCGTGGTAGAAAGGTTAAACAATCTACCAAGCACATGAATAAACATAAAAGGTTGCAAAGTAAAGTTAGATATAGAGGACAAGGCAGATGATAGAACTATTGATAGTGTTATTAGTATTTATAGGAAGTACCACGTTTGTTTTGTTTGGTTTATCTGGTGGCTTTGAAAAAACTTTTAGTAGAAAAAAGAAATCAGATAAAGAACAAGGCGGTTGGTAATGGCACAAGTACATGAAATGATTTACATGCTGATGACCAATGGCGAGTATATTTATGGAACTAATTTAGATATTGGCAGATATAGTGTGGAACATAACTGCGAATGCCAACGTGAGTTTGACCATGTGCCACCATGTAAGTTAGAAGGACAAGGAGGATACTCAGAGGGCTCAAGAGCATTTAAGTATGTAGGTAAAGACCATGACCCAATGACACACTCACATCCACCAAGCAAAGAAGAACTGCACACTGATGCATGGGGTAAAAAAGTTTTTAAGAAAACTAATGGTTGGGATTATGAAACAGGAGAATTTATTTATAATGAAAAATGGTAGAGGTAAATTATGTATGATGGCTATTTATTAATTTTTTGTATAGTTACATTTACTATAGCAATGGCATTGATATTTGTTTTACAACCCAATGAACCAAAAAAATTTGACAAGCAGGGAATGGTAAAATATAATGACAATGATTATTAAGGAGGAAGGATGAACATATTTTATTTTAATCACAGCCCGATAACTTCGGCAGAAGCACAGCCAGATAAAATGCTAGTGAAGATGCCGTTGGAAACAGCACAGATGTTATGCACAGCACATAGAGAACTGGATGGCGATGAGTATGCAGATGAAGTAGGACTTTACAAAAGAGCATACTGGAATCATCCTTGTACTATTTGGGCAAGAGAATCTAGTCAAAATTATTCATGGCTGTATGCACACTTTCTAGCACTAGGTACGGAGTACACTTTTCGCTATGGAAAAGAACATGCAAGTGTTGTTAAGTTAGCAAAACCTTTAATGCAGTTTCCAAAGAATATAAAGCAGGGCGAAATGACACCACTAGCACAAGCTATGCCTGATGAATACAAACATCAAGACCCTATCATTGCCTATCGTAGATATGTTATTAACGAAAAGCACTATGCCAAGTGGGAGAAAGGTAGATTAAAACCTAAGTGGTGGAACAAAGATTATGCAGAAGCACTTGCAATTTAATTAAAAGTATGGTATAATGTAGGACTAAATTATGAAAGCACAAAGAGATATATTTTATTCAACAACAAAACAAGTCACTGAAGACGAGTACAAAAGGTTTGTAGATTATGTTTATGATAACTACGAGGAATGGTACGAGAATAAAGTTTGTTATGAAGTTTCTAAAACTAATGACAACTACTTCGTGACATTGTATGGTAATGAGATTGTCACTTTCAATGACATCTTTTAATTGACATGGTAGCCCTCAACAAAACCTTCCTAACCATGTTGATATGTCTTGCAAAAAGACAAGCGAGTTTGAGGTCTCGGAAAAAACCTCACAGAATTTAACACTTGTGCCGGCATTGTTTTGTCAAGCTGGGTGAGTGAGATGGTAGTAGAAAGATTGGTATTGCAGAAGAACGTAGGAGAAAAAGCCACCTACACTTCTACTGCCATCGCCTAATTTAAAGAGGGAATATGAAAAAACAAAATAAACCAAAACATACAAAACCTTTTGAATGGGAAAAAGGTTCTTATAAAGCAGGAGAAATATTAAACAATGAATGGGTTTACTATGATTACTATGGCGAGAATAATGACCCAAACAAAAATAGATTCGAAGATAACGAAGAAAAATTTTCTTGGAAAATGAAAGAAGATAAATTAAATTATTATCAAAGTCTTATCTATTTTCCAAAACATATATCAATCATTGATAATAAAACAAGTAGAACAGATACAGAATTAAAAAGATATGTCTGTAATGTAATCTTAAAAAAAGAGAATGCTGACACCAGAGAAAGAAATAATAAAAAAGCAAGAGAAAAAAGACAAAATATAAAAGAAAAAAGACTTGCAATTTAAATTTACTTGTGGTATAATGTGCAAAGTAATTAAAATAATTTATATATAAAGGAGTAAAACTATGTATGAATATGTAGAAGGCGAGGCGATGTATCCACACATCACTACACCTAACACGAGGTTTCAACCTCACAAGTATGTCATTACAGTTTTAACTGATGACAGCACTGCTTCTGATTTAGAAGCGAAAGGTATCTCTCAAGTTAGAGATAGAAGTGGGCAACCTAAGTTTGATAAACCTGCTTTTTCTTTTAGTAGAAAAGTAGAAGTTGCTGGTCGTATCAATGAAGCACCAAAGCTAATTGATAATGACGGCAACCCTATGGATGTTGCAGTTGGTAATGGCTCTAAAGTTAAGGTTAAAATTAAACCTTACAAGAATGACTATGGAACTTTTGCTGAATTGATTGCAGTTAAAGTTGTAGAGTTAGTTGAGTACGCTGAACAATCAGCAGACAACGAGGAGTTTTAATATGATTATAAGTGTTAAAAAAGATGATGGAGATATTTCCTATGATGTTAATAATATTTCTGACCAAGCTAAACAAGGCGAAGCCAGAGTTATTATTACGAAAGTAGGAACTCTTGAAACTATTTTGGAAGCAATTAACTTTGCAAGTGCTACACATAGAGCTAATCTTGAAAAGCTTTTAGAAGGCTGTGAAGAAGCTCTTATAGAGAGTGCTCCAACTGAGGAAGTATCTGAAACTAAAATTATAACTGAAGATACTAAAGATAAATAATAATTAGTGAGGGCTAATATGACAAGCACTTGGGATAAGGTGCATCAACCGTGTCCTATTTGTAATAGTAGCGATGCAGTTGGTGTTAATGAAGATGGGTCAGCTAAATGTTTTAGTTGCGATACCTTCATGCCTAACTATAAAGAAAGTTGCGAAGGAAAAAATATGGAAGTAAAACAAGATAATACATTTAAACAACCTGATGATTTATCAGTCGGTGCTTTCTCAGCATTGACCGATAGAAAAATATCACAAGCTACTGCTCAGAAGTATGGAGTAAAAGTTGTCCATGACTTACAAGGCAAGGTAGTAAAGCACATGTATCCATTTTATAATGGACATGAGTTAGCTTCAACCAAAGAAAGAAACGTACCTAATAAACAATTCTTTTGGAATGGTTCGTTAGATGATACAGGTTTGTTTGGACAACAACTTTTCAAGAGTGGCAAGTATGTAACTTTAACCGAAGGCGAGTGTGATGCTATGGCTGCCTATGAATTATTAGGTAGTAAGTGGGCAGTTGTCTCTATTAAACGAGGTGCATCAGGTGCGGTTCGTGATGTTAAAGATAGTCTTGAATTTCTTGAAGGATTTGAAAATGTTATCATTGCATTTGATAATGATAAAGCAGGTAAGGAAGCAGCTAGAAAAGTTGCAAGGTTATTTAAACCAAGCAAAGCTAAAATACTTTCTCTACCTAACGGCTACAAAGACCCTAATGATATGCTCCGAAACAACAAGCACAAAGAGTTTGTTGAAGCATGGTGGTCAGCTAAAACCTATACACCTTCTGGTGTTTTAAATGTTTCTGAACAGAGAGACAAGTACCATACCAGAGAAAAGAAAAACAGTGTGCCTTATCCTTGGCAAGGATTGAACGATAAGTTGTATGGATTACGACAAGGAGAATTGGTAACGCTTACTGGTGGAACTGGACTTGGTAAGTCTTCTGTAACAAGAGAGCTAGAACACTGGCTAATCAAAAGCACCAAAGATAATGTCGGTGTGATTGCTCTTGAAGAAGATTGGCGAAGAACTATTGATGGGATTATTTCTATTGAGGCTAACGCTAGATTATACATAGACCAAGAACGAGAGAAGTTTACACCAGAACAACTTGATAAATTCTTTGATGTCTTGTATGATGGAGAGAACAAGAACAGAGTTTGGGTTCATGCTCACTTTGGCACGAATGACATTGATGAGATATTTTCTAAACTTAGATTTATGATTATCGGTTGTGAATGTAAATGGGTTGTAGTTGACCACTTACACATGTTAGTAAGTGCAGTATCAGAAGGCGATGAACGTAGAGCCATTGATAATATTATGACTAGACTTAGAAGTATCGTTGAAGAAACTGGTGCAGGTATAATCTTAGTATCACACTTGAGAAGAGTTGATGGTAACAAAGGACATGAGAACGGTATCGAAGTAAACCTCTCTCACTTGAGAGGTTCACAAAGTATTGCTCAACTATCTGATTGTGTCTTAGCATTAGAGAGAAACCAACAGTCTGATGATGGTGATGAGTCTCGTACTACAAAAGTCCGTGTGCTTAAATCAAGATACACTGGCGATGTTGGCATGGCAACACACTTGCTATATGATTCTAAAAGTGGTAGACTATCAGAGGTAGATATATCTGACATTCAAGTTGATGAAGATGAACACGGATTTTAATTATGGATTTAGTATTTGACATAGAGACAGACGATTTAAAAGCCACTAAGGTTTGGTGTATCGTTGCTCAAGATGTAGACACAAATGAAATATTTAAGTTTCCACCTAGTAAACTTGATGACGGTGTAAAACTTTTACAATCAGCAGATAGATTGATTGGACATAATATTGTTGGCTTTGATATACCGATGATTAAAAAGTTTTTTGATGTAGACTTAGCTAGTAAAGAACTTCTTGATACTTTAGTTTTATCAAGACTATTTAATCCTACTCGTGAAGGTGGACATTCACTAGAAAAGTGGGGATATAAATTAGGATTTAAAAAGATTGAGTTTGAAGATTATCAAAACTATTCAGCAGACATGTTAAACTATTGTGTTCGTGATGTTCAACTTAATACTTTAGTTTACAAAGAACTTAAAAAAGAAGCTAGAGGTTTTTCTAAAGACTCAGTTTGTTTAGAACATTCTGTTTCTGATATAATGAAACAACAAGAAGTAAATGGATTTAAGTTTGATGAGAGAAGTGCTAATCTATTATTAGCAGAGCTACGAGAACAAATGCAATCTATTGAAGATGAAGTACATAAAACATTTCAACCTCGTCTGGTTGATGATAAGTTAGTTAAGCCTTACATTAAAAAGGATGGAACTCTATCTAAAAGAGGACTTACTGATGATGAGTATCAAAGATGTTTAGATAGTTCTGACTATCGACCATTTATGAGACAGACTTTACAAGAGTTTAATCTTGGTAGTCGTAAACAGATTGGTGAATACCTAACAGACTTTGGTTGGAAGCCAGAAAGATTTACACCTACCGGTCAGCCTATTGTAGATGAGAAAACTTTATCACAGATAACTCACATTCACGAGGCTAATCTTATAGCTAGATTTTTATTACTGCAAAAGAGAATTGCACAGATAGAGTCTTGGTTAGAAGCATTACAAGATGACGGTAGAGTTCACGGCTTTGTTATTCCTAACGGTACGATTACTGGTAGGATGACACATAGAAATCCTAACATGGCACAAGTTCCAAGTATCAATAGCGAATACGGTAAGGAGTGTCGTGCTTGTTGGATTGTTGACGAAGGAAATAAATTAGTTGGTATTGATGCTAGTGGTCTTGAGATAAGAATGTTAGCACATTACATGGATGATAAGGAGTTTATAAATGAAATCATTAACGGAGACATACACACCTCTAATCAAAAACTTGCAGGACTTAAATCAAGAGATAAGGCAAAGACTTTCATCTACGCCCTCATGTACGGAGCAGGAGATGAAAAACTTGGCAAGGTGGTTGGAGGAAATACATCAGATGGTAAAAGAGCTAGACAATATTTCTTTGATAATAAACCAGAATTTAAATCTCTTAGAGATAGAGTTCAGAGAGCAGCAGCTAAGAAGTACCTCAAGGGTATAGACGGTAGAAAGCTTTACATTAGAAATAATCATGCTGCTTTAAATACTTTATTACAAGGAGCAGGTGCTATCGTTATGAAGAAAGCATTATCTTTATTAGATACTAAACTAAAATTAAATACTATTGACTATAAGTTCGTTGCGAATATACATGACGAATGGCAAGTTGAAGTGAGGGAATCTCAAGCAGACTTTGTAGGACTTCGTGCAGTCGAAGCTATAATAGAAGCAGGAGAATATTTTAATCTTCGTTGTCCTTTAGATGGCGAATACAAAGTAGGAGATAATTGGAGTGAAACACATTAATATAAAACCTAAGAACGGAGACATCAGAGCAGATGGAAAAATGTATGATGGAACTACTTGGAGAAAGAGAGGTATCAATCATCATCTTAATGAGGATGGTTTAGTATTTTATAAAAGAAAGTTTAGAACTATCGAAGGATACTTACAGCAAGGAGGCAACTTAACTAAATTAGTTTTTGGTAAAATAAAGAAACCACAGGCTATCAGTAAGGTTGCTAGAATGTTATACAACAAAGAAGAAAGTGGAGACATATATATTATAAGTAATCCATCTTGGAAAGGTTGGATAAAAGTTGGTATGGCTATTGATGCTAAAGATAGATGCAAACAATATCAAACATCTAGTCCTTTCAGAGATTATAAATTACATTACAGTAGATTCTTTAATGATAGAAAAGATGCTGAGAAAAAAGCACATAAGCTACTAAAGAAAAACTCTGAGCAGAAAAAAGGAGAATGGTTTAAGATTAACAAACAAGATGCTAAGAATATAATCGAAACAATATGAAAAATTTAGATAACTTAGTAGATGATATTTATTCTAAGCTTTCTGTTTTAGGAGAAGGAAAGCCTCTTGATGCTAGTGCTGAAGACATAGATGCTCTAGGAGAAAGAATTAAAGAAGTGCTTCATCATTGGGCTAATCCTTCGCCAAGAAGTTCTGACATGTTAAGAATGTCTAATATTGGTAAACCTACTAGACAGTTATGGTATGATTTAAAATCAGAGAATGAGTCTACTGAGTCTTTACCTGCTCCTGTATTTATTAAATTTTTATACGGACATTTATTAGAAGAAGTATTATTATTCTTAGTAAAAATTTCTGGACATAAAGTAGGTAATGAACAGAAAGAAGTATCTGTATCCGGTATTAAAGGACACATGGACTGTACTATAGATGGAGAAGTAGTAGATATTAAGACTGCTTCAGGATTTGCTTTTAAGAAATTTAAAGACGGTACGTTAGCAGAGCAAGATACCTTCGGCTATCTTCCACAACTTGCAGGTTACGAAGAAGCTGAAGGTACAAAAAAAGGTGGCTTTCTAGCTATGAATAAAGAGACTGGGGAGTTAGCTTTATTTAGACCTTCTGAGTTTGACAAGCCTAATATTAAAAAGAAAATAAGAGATGTTAAGAAAGCAATAAAGCTTGACAAACCACCTCAAAGATGTTATAATCCAGAACCAGAAGGTAGCTCTGGCAATATGAAACTTCCTAAAGAATGTGTATATTGTAGACATAAGTTTGAATGTCATTCAGATGCTAACGATGGATTAGGACTTAGAGTATTTAAATATTCAAGAGGATATAGTTATCTCACACAAACACCAAGACCACCTAAAGTTATAGAGGTTACACATGAATGGCAAAAAAGCAAAACGGCTTCGTAAACACGCAACACAGTTGTTGATTAGATGGATTAGGTCTATGACTCCTGACGGAGAAGATGCAACTAAGATTACTGCAAAAAATTTACAAGAGTTTTTACCTGAACAGACACATATATTTGCTAATAATAAATTTATGGTTAGTGCATATACTCTCAGATGGTTTTATAAAAAGGTAAAAGAAAATCCAAATGCTACATTAGAGGAGATATTAAATGAGCAAACCTAAAACAATTCAAGATATGTTAAATGATGATAAAACATCAATGATGACAAAAGAAGCTAGAGATATAATAATAGAACAAGAAAGAGAGATAGAACTAGAAAAAGAAAGAGATATGGTTAATAACCCTAAACATTATAACACAGGAGAGATTGAATGTATAGATGCTATTGACTCTATGTTAACCTCAGAAGAATTTATAGGATACTTACGAGGTAATTCTTTAAAGTATCGTTGGCGATTTAGATATAAAAACGGCACTGAAGATTTAAAGAAAGCAGAATGGTATGAAAAAAAACTATTAGAATTACTAGATAAAATAGAATATTACAGATAAGAATTATGGTAGAAGATAAAGTAGGACAAAAACCTTATTTAGGTATTGAGATAAATTACGAAAAAGAAAAAAAGTTAGACAAGTTTAGTTTAGATACATTAAGAGATAGATATTTCTGGGAGGAAGAAACACATGCACAAGAGGCTTTTGCTAGGGCTTCAGTATTTGCTGCCACCTTCAAGGGCGTTACGGATTATGAAATGGCTCAAAGATTGTATAACTACAGTTCCGATTGTTGGT